ATAGGGAGGAATTAAGAGCCTGTAATGTTGAACAAAGCAAAGATATTGCAGATTTAAGAAATGATGTTAGGAGTTTACAAAAGCAATTTAATGACCTTTATTTGGCTTATGCAAAAGAAGTAGAAGCAAGTAAATATTGGAAAGATAAATTTGATGATTTAGAAGGTAAATATTTGCAATTAGAAAAAGACCACGAAGCACTTAAAAAACAATTTGAAATTTATAAAAAATCAAACAAATGATTTTAGATAATAAAGGTTATTTATTTATAACTAAACACGAAGGATTAAGATTAAAACCTTATTTGTGTCCTGCTAAAATTCCTACCATAGGTTACGGAAATACTTACTATCCTGATGGTAAACGTGTAACTTTATTAGATAAAGATATTACTAAACAGGAAGCATTTGAAATGTTTAAAGAAATAGCTAATAGATTTGCTAAAAGAGTAGATACATTAGTTATTTCAAATATAAATCAAAATCAATTTAACGCTTTAGTTTCATTTGCTTATAATGTTGGAACTGGAAATTTTGCTATATCTACTTTATTAAAAAAAGTAAATAAAAATCCAAATGATTTAACGATAAAAGCGGAGTTTTTAAAATGGAATAAAGCAAATGGTAAAGTTATAAATGGCTTAACCAACAGAAGAATCGAAGAAGCTGATTTATATTTTTTACCTTAAAGTATTGTTATTCAATACTTTTTTTGTAGGTTTGAACAACCAAACTATAAACTTATGAGCCTAAAAGGGAATCAAAACGCTGCAACTTACAAAAAAAATATTGTATTGTCTTTTATAAATCAGTTCCCAAATGCAACAACAATGGCTATTGCGAGAATGATTTATGATAAACATAAATTAGATTTCAATTCACTTGATGGAGTAAGAACAAGTGTAAGAAGATATAGAGGCGAAAATGGTAAAAATAGTTCGCCCATTTCCCAAGCGGGAGTGCGTACTGAAAATCAAAAAAAACAATCTATGAGCAGAATAATTGATTTACCGGAAAGCGATTATGAAAAGTGCGAAGCTTTTATAATTCCAAAAGGCCAAAATAATATTTTAATTTTATCCGATATTCATTTCCCATATCAAGACAATAAGGCTCTTGAATTGGCAATTAATTATGGTTTAGAAAACAAAGTCAATACAATCTACTTAAATGGTGATATTGCAGATTTTTACCAATGCAGTCGATTTACAAAAGACAGAAGATTGAGAGATATGGCGGGAGAGTTAGAAATGGTTAGGGGTTTTCTAAAAATGATGCAAGATTTATTTAAATGCCCTATCTATTATAAAATTGGAAATCACGAAAAAAGGTATGAAGATTATTTAATGATTAAAGCACCCGAATTATTGGGGATTGATGATTTTAAACTTGAACAACTTTTAAGATTTAGGGAGTTTGGTGTTACATTGGTTAAGGATAAGCAAATGTCAATGGCTGGTAAACTTCCAATATTACATGGCCATGAGTGGTTTGGTGGATTTGCTCCTCCTGTAAATCCTGCAAGGGGGTTGTTTATGAAGGCTAAAGAGAGTGCAATCGTAGGTCACCATCATAGAACATCAGAACACACAGAAAAGACTTTAAGCGGTGAAGTTACAACAACTTGGTCAACAGGATGCCTATGTGGTTTGGAGCCTGAATATGCACCTTATAATAATTATAATCATGGGTTCGCTCATGTTAAAGTTTCCCAAGATGGCAACTATGAATTAAAGAATATTAGAATAATCGATTATAAAATTGTGTAATGGAAAAGAAAGTTGTGCCTGATCTTGATTCGCGAATTGAGAAAGTAGCTAATAAAATGCTTCGTCAATATTTAAGAGGACAAAATTGCGAGAAAACAAATACTATTTATAGAGAATTATTAAAACAAAAAAATGGCTGATTTAGCAAAATGTAACGATAGTTTATGTCCTTCAAAGGATTACTGCCATAGGTTTACTGCTCCGGCAGGAATGTATCAAAGTTATGGATCATTCAATCGTGAAGATGATGCTGACAACTGCGATATGTTTTGGAGTAATGGTATTGATTCCAACAAGTGCAAACTTGAAGGTGTTAAACGTGATGGAGAAATGTGTAATTTAGACTATTGCACGTATCCAAAATGCGTACAAGATGCGTAACTTATAACTTACTAATCGTTTAAAGATAGACCTTAAAAAATAGGGTTTAAATAGACATAAAAAGTAATTAATTTTTAATTTACACTATATTAGATTTTGAATTTACACAAAAAGTAAACAATGAATTATATTTTAATATTAATAGGTTATGAACTTATAAGGCCAAAAATAATTTGGTTATGGTATTATTTAATAAACAAAGGATCAGAATGACAACATCAGAAAACGAAAACGGAAATAATATGTTATTATTAGCTATTGTATTGGCTTTAATAACTATAATATTTTTAACCTCTTGTGGCTCACGAAAGGTGGCAAAGTCAGAAATCAAAGAAACGGAGAAGACAGAAATAAAAACGGAAGTCAAAACAGAAACTAAACTAACTGACAACACTAAAATAGTTGATACCTCAACAACTGATGAATTTGAGATTTGTCCGGTATCTGATTCATTACCTATGGTGGTGAATGGAATAACGTACAAAAACGCTAAAATAAAGCGTTCAAAAAAGAAAAACAATATAAGTATAGCAAAAGATGTAAAATTTCAACACAAAGCACAAAAAAGCGATTTAAAGGTGGTTAAATCCAACAGGATAATAGAAGTAAAACAAACAGAGCGAAAAGAGTCTTATTGGTGGTTGCTTTGGTTTTTGCTTTTAATACCGATTTATTTTGCTTATAAAAAATATAAAAATTATATTTGAAGCTTCATAATAGTTTTGAGTTAAGGTTGAAAACCCCTTCCGTTTTGCGTGAAGGGGTTTTTTTTATTTAATCCTGTCAAACAATTCATCCAACATTAACTCATCAGTAGTAGTATCAATCTTTAATATGTCCTTATTGACGATAATTGATATTAAATACTTATGGCAGTTTTGCTTTGCTTTTTCGCTTTGTGCTGTGCCTTTTCGATAAAGTTTGAAATCTGCATAATGACAAATTAAATTTTTATAATCATTGATCAATTGGTCGTGAGCTAAAAAATGCTCTTTTGATAAAAGGTAGTTCATAGTTATGGTTTAAGGAGTTCAACTTTATTAAATTTGTCTTTTTTTACAATATATCCAAGTGCTTCATAAAGTTTTAGATACCGGTAAACTGTTCTATTGCTTACATTCAAATACCTTTCAATTGTGTACATATTTCTCGGCTTCTCCTGGAGGAATTCCATAAGCCTTATGCATCTATACATTTTGTGCTGATTCATATTAATAGTCTAATTTTAATTGAAATGTTCCGGAGTAACCTTTTTTTCTACATTGTTCAATAAATTTATTTGGAGTTTCTGCATTTAATCTCATATCATCAAATATAAGTTTATCGACATTTTTATAGTAAAAAACTAAAAATCGCTTATATGCATTTCTAAAATAAAATGTTATAAATTCTTCAATTTCTTTATCTGTAATTTTTCTTGTAGATATTATTTCCCAATTATTTTCAACTCCTGTTTTTCTGCCTAAATTTGGCATTAAATCAAAAATGACTGCAATTTGCTTTTTTATTGCACTTTCTTTATTATAAAAACCATATTTAACGACATAATTTTTCTTTTTAATTTGCGACTTTAAAAACTTAATTTCATCAACAGTATATGGTTCTGTTTTATTCCAAAGATTAAATTCTTTTTTAAATTGATTCATATTAATAAAGGCTAAAGGTTGAATCATTTAATTCAATAGTAACATCGTTATCTAAAAAGTCTAAAACAATTCCTTTAAACTGATAAACTTTGCCTGACTTATCCAACATTAAAAATTTAATATCCTTCTTAATATTTCGTTTGATTTTTGGCAATAATTGTAAACCAAAATTTTGATTTAATTTATCAGCTAATCGTTTGCCATTTATAGAAATATTAAATTCATCCGTAAACATTTGCTGTTTATCTTTAGCAATTTTTATACACTCATCCCAAAAGGATAATATCTCCTGGTCCTTATAATTAAGTTGCAATAAAGTTCTATTGATTTCTATAATTCTTTCGTGAATATTCATAATTCAAAATTTAGTTTGCTTTCGTAAATTGTATAAATTTCTTCATTCTCAAAATCAAAATGTAAATTGTTTTGAGATAATTGTTCTAAAAAGGATTGTATAATAAACAACTGATAAAAGCTATATCCTTTTTTTTCATTTCCTCTTATTAGTTTAGGTCTCAACTCATTAGATTCGATAATTCGTCTAATAAATCCGTAATCAACGTTACAGAAATCAGCGATGTTGTTAATTGTGTAAATCATATTTTTAAAATAAATAAGGTTCAATTTTTTCAAATGGGAATGTTTCGTATTTTTCTTCATC